CCACCCGTTAGATTACCCGCCGAGTTCAATCGAGTTGTCTTCGATGGCACAGTAAACTTATCGGCTCCCATCACTCCATAACTTCTTAATGCCAGTTCATGCCTCTTAGCTCGACGAGGCCCACCTTTAATGTTTGGCATAAGATATTTATAAGCTGGTGTGCCTTTGCCTCCAAACTCTTTGAAGAACACATCAGCCCTTAAATCTCTTTTAGTGGCATATCGATGGGAAATTGATTTGAGCGTCCACGGAACAGGATTGCTGAACACCTGTTTCATTTCTTCAATCTGACGTTTCCTCAAATCGATTGCAGTCTGAGTCAAAGCAAGAGCAGTTGCAAATGGTATCTCTCTTTGGAAGTTGCCAACACGCTTCACAACATCTTTGATATTTGATCGAACATCAAACTTCATGGCTTAACCATTCTTTAACTGATTGACCGTATGATCATAACATCAACAATCGGAGTTAGCAAAATGCGTAATGCAATAGAATTTATTATTGAAGGTATTGGATTCATGCTCTGCTGTGCAACTATATTCGGTCTGTACATCATCTTTTGAACCGCTTCAGTTTATCTTCAGAAACCAGATAAACATTCCCATTTGCAACGAACTGGATGTTCTCATCCTTAATGAACTCATGCCTTGGCAGATATCCTTTAAGCGTTACCGTATCGCCATTGATAAATGCCAAAGCATAAACATCGATATTCTCGTTGATCTTCATTCCATCTAGCAATCCACCATTTGGCTTGTCAGTTGATTTTATGTCGAATCGTTTACCGAGCAGCATTGCATCCCAACTGTTAGGAACGTATCTCACATCGAAATTGAACCAGACATTGAAATGCTTGCAGAACGCATATTCACCTAAAACTCCATCAATATCGTATTCAAGTTGTGATTTCTGACCACGCTTTACATTCGTCTCACTTGCTTTGAAATTGTTATTTGTTGAACTGAGCACCCTAAGTGAGCCGATCATTCGACATAACAACATTTCATTCGGATGAAGTTTTACCTCAATCCCGCTTTCATAGTACATCTAACTCATCGCTCCGATGGTAAACTGTACCATCATCATCGGTCTGTTCGTCTTTCTCTCGCAATGCAATGGATAGGAATGGTTTACCGTCCTTTCCTGTCTTCCACCAGCCGCTGATCCAATACGATATGCCATCTACATTAGCGGTTCCACGGTAGTCTGGATATTTCGGTTGCGTCTTGTTCTCGTTGATATTGAGATGGCCTGAGTTAATATATGGCACAGTGTTTTCCTTAAAATGGCATATCGTCGTCATCATAGCTTGACTTTGATTTTGCTTGTTGTGGCTTCGATGCCTGTTCTTCTTTGATTTGGTAGTTCATGGATAAAAAGGATTCGCCATCCTTCTGCTTGATCCAAGCCGATATCCAATATTGCTTGCCTTCAATAGTAGCCGACCCGCGATAGTCTGGATGCTTGTCTTGCTCTTTACGCTTGTTTTTGCTGATCGAGCCGCGATTGTCGTTGTTCATTTGCCATTCCTTTCATTCGTTGTACCCAGAGAATACGATAATTTCTGGAATTTATCTAGCATTCGTTGCCTTTGCTCCTCAGTCATCTCAATTGGCTGATCTACTTTTCTCGGCAGAGCAATCAATGTCTGATCAACATAGGTCTTGCAGAACTGCCTCATCTCGGCAATCGACGGCATGAACTTCGATGTCGCAATCAATCCTCGCTTAGGGCAGCACATAGCCTTGAGAGCGGCAACCGAGTAATCCTCAAGACCTGTAGCCGCTAACTTTGTAAACAGTTCACGATCAGCCTTGTTGTCGTGGAAGGCTGATAACATTAGCGATACTGCCTGTAATGCTTGTATTCTGTTCGTCATTTTCAAACTCCATGATTAATCTACGTCCCATCTCGATTGCAGTTTCTTTGCTCTGCGATGGCCTAACCTTCTGCTCGGATGCCCTTCTAATCCAGTTTCGCCATGTTGCTGACCAGTTTGCTTTCCGACCTTTAACGCTAGGCTGGGCGATCCAGTAGTCTCGAAATATCTCCGCTTGTTTGATCCAATCAACACCTGTCTGATTTGCGAATTCAATATCCTCATTCGATGGATTCCAATCGTCTGGCAATCGCGTAGCGAGTGCAGTTCGCTTATAGTTATTATCTTCTTCTTTTATATGGTTATGGTTCTGGTTCTGGTTAGCATTGCTTATGGATTGCTCAGGCAATGCACAAGCATCGTCTGCATCTAATGATTTCAATGACTTAGCATCGTCGTTGGTGTTCCATCTTTTCTCTGAGGCTAGTCTCATCTTTTCACTTTTCAAACCTACTTTAGACAACTCACGATCAATTCTCTTGTTCTTTCCATCAGGGAAAAACTCCATAATTGTTGGCCCGTGATTGTTCCATTGCTTCATCGTCATCCGCGAAATTCGAGACAATTTTACCTCGTCATTTGGGATAGAACCCGTTCGCCAGTAGTGTGAAATTAATAGCAGATAGCCACCATGTTCGATGGCTGTGAGGTGCTGGGTATCACCTAGATAGTCGCCCCAGTAAATTGGCATATAGGGTATGGACATGATTCGATCCTGTGTTGAAGCTAGGATCGAAAAGCAGTATATGTGAACTGCCTATCGACCATCGCGGCATCGGTGGTCACAAGAAGCCGTCCGGTTGGTCGCTGGGCGGCTTCAACATTTACATTATACCTTTTCCTCAGATGACAAAAGCCTATGTTTTCTGTTCTTATTCGGCTTTGGCCCACCAAACATAATCTCTTTATGCCGCCGAATAGCAAAAAGCACAGTCGTATGATCTCGACCGCCAAGCAGCCGCCCGATCTGTGGCAAGCTGAATAATGTTTCTTCTCGCAGCCGATAGCAAATCTCTTGACGGCAAGTGACCAGTTCGGGCCATCGACGCTCAGATGCGACATGAAGGTATTTGATCTTATGCTTTATCAGGCACTCGGCAATGATCCGCTTCGGAACTTGGGGAACAACACAACCCTCCATGTAAGGCTTTGCAGACTTCCAGAACGCCTGTTCTTGATCGTCGGTAGGTGGCAGCGTTGCAATCATCAGAATGTCCCTGATGCGTTTCTCTAGCTTCTCCTCTGGCGTCTTTATATTAACAACAACGATAGCCTGTGGAGTTGGCTTCTCAAGTCGGTTGTTGTCCTGTGAGGCAGCAAGGATTCGTGCTTTTCTTGCCTTAGCTTCGAGATGAATCTGATATGCTAGTGAATTCTGTGATTGTAACTGTAATTGCATTACCTGTTCCATTCCATTCTGCGGTTATTTTTTGACACAGACTATCATCCTCTACGCACCCTGCATCTACGATTAGATCATTCAACGGCTTGAGAAGATTGTCTATGTCTCTTTTTCTTTTGTTTGGTCTTTGTATTGAGTAGTGGATTTCATAAGCACCCTTGATCGGCTGCCCCTTGTCCTTTTGTGTTTTGATCAACCAAGTATTTTCAAGAAGGTATTGCCGATATTCTGCTGATTTAATCACACCACGATTCGGAACCGCTCGGTATAAACGATTCGCTGATGGTGGATAGTAAACCCAAAATTTCATTAATCACCTGATGGAAAGTGCCACTAAGCGTACAGACCTAGTGGCACTCATCCTTGGGAGGAACGCTCAGATAACACCACGATTGCGATGCTCACGCAACATGATTTGCATCAAATCTTCCGCAGTCAGTTCAAAGCCAAGTTCGTCGGCAATCTTTATGACTGCTTTCCAATGCCTTGGCATAATGCGACCAGTGACCGCCCATTGTGAAACCGCACCTTGTGTAAGTCCGATTTTCTTAGCGACAGCCGTTTGGCTTCCAAGATGCTGGATAAGTTCGCGAACAGATTTAATTTCAATTTTCATGGCATAATTCCCTGATTTGGTTGATCATTTGATTTATCCTGTATTAGTTCGTGATACTTTTTGGATAATTCAACCACCCTCTTTCTTTTGCGGTAAGGAGTTACATCTAACATTGTAAGGTTAATGTTTTTTTCTTTAGCAATTTGAAGTATTTTAGGTCGGTTTTTTATTCCAATTCTGTTTACCAATATCCAATGATTAACAGAAGTTAGAGTAATTCCAACTAATTTTGCTATTTCCTTTTTGCCCCCAAGGCTATCTAAAATTTCTGCAACTGATTTTATTTTCTCAATCATCGTACAAAGTCCTTATGAATAAACACGGTATGAAAGCAATTATTGCCTCGTTCTGGATATCTTACTGTCCGATTTGTCATCGCAATTAAATGCAAATCTTCGAGCCGCGATCTGACACTTCGATAGGTGCTTGTCTGACAATCAAACTGTCTGCTTAGATCAATGTCTGTGAAGCCTTGATAGCCCATATCATAAGCATATTCGAGAACTTCGATTGCCTTCTCAGTCAGTTTTGGGTGAACCGATAAAGCTGCTTCGATTGAGGTCTTCTTAGCTTGGTGAGGGAACATTGTCCGTTGTTGGATATCCATTACGTTTTGTAGTGCATCTGTAAATTTCACCGCTATCTCCTGTTTTTTTGTTGCAGTAATTTTTTCTACTTTACAAATCTTTTTTTGTAAACTAATATTTTTTAGTCAATAAAAGAAAGGTTCAAAATGGTCACATACAGAGACTTACAAATTGCATTGAATGACTTAATGAACGCAGTGGCATTCGATAAGCTGACCAATTCAGAATTATCAGAAACAGCTTTGGTAAAAGAATTAATAAGTGCGTTAAAAACTTTACATGAATCAACAACGGAGGAAGAAAATGACAGACAAAAACAAACTCATTGAGGCTTTATACCTTGTACAAAGTTCACTGACAGGAGTTGTGCGTGATTCGAGCAATCCGCATTACAAGAATCGATATGCAAGCCTAGAGGCTGTCATTGATACGCTGCGTCCTGCTCTACAGGCAAATGGTCTAGTCGTTACACAAGCACCGGGCAGGATTACGCCTGAAGGTTGCATCGAGATCACCACAACGATCTGGCATATTAGTGGGCTATCAATCGTCAATCATCTTCATGTTCCACTTAGCAAGA